TCCGGCGACGGCTGCGCGACGGCACCGGGACCCGCTCGTGGTAAGAGCCTTGCAACGACGAGCACCGGTTCCACTCGGAGGCGTCGGCTGGCTGGGCATGCCCACAAGCATAGCTGACCCAGGATCGCCAGCGCAAGTCCGACGACCCTGGGTCAGTGTGTGTCAGCTACAGCCCTACGACCGCTACCGTCCCGGACCCCGTGGGCACGAGACCCACCGACAGGGGAGCCGACAAGCAAGCCCAGTACCGATAGTCCGTGAAGCCCTCACCGACACGCTGCTCGGAGCCGCTCAACCGCAGCACCTTCACGTTCTTGTCCTTGCTCAGGAACCGACGGAGAGCCGCGATGACGAGCAGCTCCGGAGCCTCCCGACTCCCGCTGAAAGCCCTGGCCACACGAACCGCCGAGTCGGTGAGCGGGATGAAGCGATCCCCGATGGGGTCCTTGATCGAGACGCTGATCTCTGCCCACTCGGGCGACAGCACTCGCCACGTGCCCCTCACCCTCAGCTGAGCGATGCGACCGCTCTCGGGGATGATCGAGCCGCCGAGCTTCTCGGTGACGTCTGCGAGGGACTCAGGCTTCCCGGTCCGATCCTGTGCCAGATCGAACAGCGGCTGATCCTTGACTGCTCCTGCCATTGTGATGCTCTCCTTGTGTTGGGTGGAACTCGACGCTGAGTTGCGTCCTGACGAAAGCTTGCCTGATTCGGTCGGGAGAGCGCAAGCCCCAGATGTCACGCTCTCCCGACCTCCCCCCGAACCTCGAACCGGCGACCTCCCAGGAACATCCGGCCGAATGGACGTTCGGTCACCGGCTCGAGGCGTGCTGGAACGGGTTACTGTGGGCACCAGGCAAGTATACCACACGCAGCAGGCATGAGCAACGGCGACTGTTCCTCCTGGTAGACAGCGAGTCACAGTGGCAACCTAGACGTTCACCCGGACTGCGTCATCGTGTCCGAGCGCGCCGGAGGCGTGAGCGAGGATACGGTGCGGTAGAGCAGCCGAGCGTGTGAGTCGGCCTCTGGGGCGAAGCTGGCTCTCTCCTCTCCACCCTCGCTTAACTCCTCCGGAGTCGCTCGGGTTATTAGGGGTGCTTATATCCATTAACTGAGCGCGCGCGTGCGTAGATAAAGATAAGCTTTTAAGGGACAGCCGGGGAATCTAGTTGCGCCACGGCCACACGACATGCTAAGATACCTGCTGCGGGCCATCCCAGGACTCGCACCCCGACAACTCAAGGAGTAAGGCTCATGGCCGAAAGCTGGAGCGTTGAGCAGAAGCACGTCGATGACTGTGCACTGTGCGAGGACGCAGCCGAATCAGCAATCACCCACGCGAAGGTCACCGGTTCACGCGGTGCCTCGTATTCCATTCTGGAACCCAGGCCGTACGACACTCCTGCAGATGTCACCATGCCGGTCGCGCACAGCGCCACGGTCAGTCGGGCATGAACGCAGATCGCCGGATGACCCTCATGCTCATGATCGAGGTCTGCCGTGACGCGGACGCCTCCGGTCAGGTCAGCAATGAGGTTCACCTCAGCATGGGCGAGGCCATCAAGAGTCTGAAGCAGGCGGAGTACTGGTCGGTGCGGAACATCAAGCCCGAGCGGAACGACTCCTCCGCCAAGCAGCATGCCATCGCCACCATCGCGCTCGGCGCTCTGGAGGAGGCTTATGTGGCCTGGGAGGCGATGGAGTACGACACGATGCTGGAGCGCCTGGAGATCGCGTGCTCTACCAACGGTACGGCAGTGCTGCCGGTCCAGGAAACTTCGAAGAAGGGTTTGCGGAAGAAGTCGAAGTGAGCAATAATCAACTTACCGACACAACCCAGCCTGAGGAGGCAATCATGAGCACCAGCACCTTCGACTTCCAGCAGTTCATCGACGAGGCCATCAAGTCGGCTCCGGTCGAGGCCAAGCTCACCCGCAAGGTCTACCGCGCGCTCCGTGCTGCGGGCAACCCTGTCGTCAAGGTCTGGGACACGGTCGAGTCGACCCCGGTCAAGAACGAGCGGGAGATGCTCGAGCAGGTGTTCAACCTGGACATCGCCTACCTGGTCACCGAGAACGAGTCGTGGGTCATGCTGGTCCGCGGCAACGAGTGGGACCTGATCAGCGACTACACCACGGACGCCGAGCCGGACCTCCAGTCGGTGTTCGACTACATCGAGAAGCACGGCAACTAGCCTGCTGGCACGGGTTGAGGATTGGGTTTGCGCTCAGTCCTCAACCCGTGCTAAACTTGAACCTACCAACACACCAGAGCCTGAGGAGGCTATCATGGAAAAGAAGATCGACCTCATCGCCCAGCTTCTCGCTAAGGCGGAGTCGACGACCCCCGAGGAAGCAGAGGCGCTCCTCGAGGCCGCTGCCAAGCTCATGACCAAGTACGCTATCGATCAGGCTGTGATCGACGAGCGTCGGGCCAAGGAGGGCAAGGCGGGTGAGAAGATCGTCGAGAAGCGCATCGACTTCACCGGTGCCTACCGGGGCGAGCTGCTCCACATGTGCTCCAGCGTCGTCTGGGGTCTCGGCACCCTCCGCGCCATGCAGTACACCGGCGGCAAGGGCAAGGTCTTCAGCTTCTACCTCGTCGGCTTCGAGTCGGACGTGGCACAGGCCGAGCTGCTCATCAACTCCCTGCACCTTCAGGCGATGGTCGCCGTGCGGAACTGGTGGAAGGCGCACAAGGAGGACTACTCCTGGCTCTCGAGCTACGAGCAGGAGAAGAAGCGTCGCTCGTTCGTGCACGGCTTCGGCACGGGTGCTGGCTCCCGCATCGCGGAGGGTCGCAAGCAGGCCGTCCAGGAGAGCAGCACGGGCACCGACCTCGTCCTGGTCTCGCGTAAGGCGAAGGTCGACGAGCACATGGACGCCAAGAACACCCGCAAGAGCCGCGCTCGCACGGCGACCGGCCGCGACGTTGCTGCGGGCCACGGGTACGAGGCAGGCCGTAAGGCCAACACGGGTGAGAAGAACGTCACCCAGGGTCGCGGGATCGAGGCCTGACATGTTCGTTCTGGCCCGCACAGGCAAGGGACGCCCGACCCTCCAGCACGGTCTCGCGGAGGACGGCCAGCGTACGGTATGTGGCCTCGACGTGACCGTCTGGAGCCGTGCCTATCAGCCCAAGGCCATCCCGGAGATCCTCTGCCGGAAGTGTGCCAAGCGCCTGCGGGGCGAGGCATGAGCTGGGTCCAGAGGGAGCTGACAGTCGCACAGGCCAGCTCCCTCTGGACCTTCGGTCGGGCCACACCCATGGACGGCGACCGACTCGCCTATGATCGCTACATGGCACGCCTGAACGACGGCTTCCTGAAATACATCGAAAATTGGTTTGCGGATTTCTGGAAGGTGCGCAATAATCTACTTATGAACAACACCGCAGACACCTTCGAAACCCTCCTGGCCCGCATGGCTGAGCTGACCAGCATCCCGCTCGACGCTCGCGAGCAGTTCGACGCCATGCTGCGTGCGAACTTCGAGGGCGAGATCAACGACGACGCCTCTGACACCGAGCACCCCACGGCCGAGCAGGTCCGCAAGTACCTGATGGACGACAACGGCTGGACCGAGGAGGAGTGGCACCAGTTCAGCGGGTACTACTTCCGCGAGATCAACGCCGACGGCACCACAGGCCTCACGTTCGACGCCTGGACCCGGCTGGCATCCGACTTCTAACACACATCCGGGGAGGGCCACACCAGCCCTCCCCACAACCCCAAGGAGAGCATCATGAACAAGCAGCGTCGTAAGGACATCGAGGCCATCATCAACAAGCTGGCCGACCTGGAGTCCCTCAAGAACGAGATCCAGGAGGCCATCGAGCAGGTCCGGGACGAGGAGCAGGAGTACTACGACAACATGCCCGAGGGCCTCCAGCAGTCGGACCGGGGATACCAGGCCGAGGAGGCCGCGAACCAGCTCGACGAGGCCGCGAGCATGCTGGACGACCTCGACATCGACAGCCTGCGGGGGAACCTCGAGACTGCTGCGGAATAGGATTTGCGCTGAACCTCGAGTTCGTGCAATAATCTAACTACCAACACACCACACCCTGAGGAGGGTATCATGGCTAAGACGGTTCTGCTGGGAGTCAACGACAACGAGGGTTACGCACCCGACCAGATCCAGACCGAGGTCACGCTGGCAGCGCTGCTGGCCTCGGTGCAGGAGGCCATCGAGCAGTACGGCGAGGACGCGAAGGTCGTCGTGGCCAACGGCCAGCGCTACGGTGCAGGCTTCGGCTCGCTCGAGGTCATGGGCTATGGCAGCGACGAGGTCAGCATCACCGACGCCGACCCGGACGGCGAAGACGAGGAGGAGCAGTACCTGCGAGGCTGAGAAAAACTTCGAGCAGGGGTTGCGCTCCGGTAGGATCTGAGCAATAATAGATTCTACCGGGGCAGCAGCCCCGCAACCACAAGGAGAGCAACATGAAGAAGCAGCCCGAGCGTAGCCTCAGCATCACCGAGGGCCTCGTCGCACAGCTCGTCGAGCAGGACAACATCGACTGCACGAACGCGGTCTACACGCTCCGCAAGGCACAGCAGGCGATCATGGAGGAGTGCTCGATCAGCGAGCTGGGTCTCTACACCCAGCGGCCCGAGGACGAGGTCGACGGCTTCCTCATCTGGGCCACCCACAACGGCCAGCGGAACATCTTCATCGAGTAGCCCGCACAGCCGGGGAGGGGTCGAGAGGCCTCTCCCCAGGCTTGCGCCGATCTAGAGGATGTGCTAAAATCTAGGTATGGACACCAACGCACACGGCCTGCCGAAGCCCACGTTCGGCCCGCTCGTCCCCTTCATGGAGGAGTTCACGACCCCCGAGTGGATCGAGATCGAGGGTCGCCGGTTCCCCTGGGACCCGGAGCAGGAGACCTACGTCGGTCTCTACGTCGAGCCGTACCTGACGGACGGGACGCTCACCGAGGACATCTACTACGAGATCGAGGAGGGCTGACACCGGTTCCACTGGGTGCCCTGCCTACGCAGGGTAGGGCACCCCTCGGGCTTGCTCAAGAAGAATCTATTTGCTAAACTACCCCTAGGTCGGTGCCCCAACCGACCGCCACACGTCCAAGGAGGACACATTGCTGCGTTTCACCTCAGATGACATCGTGCTGGCACTGGCCAGCGCACCCATCGACCCCCGTACCGGCAACCGGGTGCTGTACTCGGCCAGCTGGATCGCCACCAACGACTCGATGATCGGCAAGGTCAACGAGGACTGGGTCCGCCGGGAGCTGGACTGGTTCGCCTCTGGCTCGAACCTGCTGGCCGACATGGAGGGTCCGGTTCCACAGGCGTTCCAGGCTTGTGCAGGCTGGGACGGTGCCGTCAACTCGGCGTACGGCCACATCCTGTTCGGCCGGGGCGAGGAGCTTCCCCCGCAGCCCACGCTCGCCGACCGCATCGTGAACGCCTTCATCAAGGAGGGCAAGGAGACCCGGCACGCGGTCGCCATCATCAGCGACCGGGACATCCACACGCTGGCCACTAAGAACGGTCGCAAGGACTTCATCTGCACGAACGCGCTGAACGTCTACATCGACCACCAGGACCGTCTCCACATCGTGGCTCAGATGCGCAGCATGGACGCGGTCTGGGGTTACCGGGCGGACTACAGCATGTGGGACTACCTCATGAACTGGCTGCTGGGTTCGCTGGAGATGATCTACCCCGAGCTGGAGCGCGGCGACATCACCTTCCAGGTCGGCAACCTGCACGTCTACCCTCGTCACCACGAGCTGCTCCAGAAGGCCGCTCACGAGGTCGACGACAAGCTGGAGCGCCTCGCGCGGCGTCAGTGGATGGACCAGACGCTCCGCATCGAGAAGGCACAGGAGCAGCAGTCGTGACCTTCTGGGATGTGGCCTGGTCGGCCCTCGCCTGGCTCTGGTGGGCCATCGTGCTGCTGGGTGCGATCATCCTGCTGTTCGCCATCATCGTCGGCATCGTGCGGGCAGTACGCGGGGTCATCAAGGCACCGTCGGCCATCCGCAAGAAGGAGATCGCCCGGGACGCTCACCGCATGGCTGAGGTCCTGTACGGGGCTGGCACGGGCTACACGTACCCGCTGGAACAGCAGGGAGCGTTCAACGCCGGAGTCACCTGGACGCTCAGCGAGATCGAGCGCAAGCCCAGCTAACAGACCAGGGGTGCCAGGTACGCTCTCGCCTGGCACCCCTCTTATGTCCCGAAAGGACCCACCATGATCACTCTGGACCCCGCAGACTACGAAGTCAACAACCGTCACGTCAGTCACCTCTTCTCCGCGAAACCCTCCTGGCTGTATCCCATCTACATCCCCAGCCACAAGCGAGCAGGCTCTGCCCCGCTGCTGGAGATGCTCAAGACAGCCTCTCACAACGTTCGTCGCCGTGTCCACATCGTGGTGCGTGACACCGAGGTCCAGGAGTACGAGGACGCATACCCCTGGGCTACCATCGTTCCCCAGCGGCAGCCCTACGGCATCGGTCCTGCCCGTGCCCTGTCCCTCCGGGACGCAGAAGAGCGTCGGTACCAGAAGATCGTCATGCTGGACGACGACATCTGGCACGTGAGCCTCCTGGAGCGCATCCAGCGACCCGGCAAGAGCGATCATACCCGTAGGGTCAGCGCTGGAGTTTCTGGGATCCCTGAGCCTCACCTGCTGGCCCGCAGCCTCGCTGTTGCCTGCCTGTTGGCGAGCCGGGTGTTCCGGGAGTACCCGACCGTCGCATACGGGGCAGCGCGCAACGCACTCTTCAGCGGTGACGTGGACCCTGAGATCGGTGCCACCATCAACAAGGGCAGCTTCCCTGCCTGTGTGATGTTCATCGATCTCCAGCGGTTCAAGTGGCGCACCTGCCACAAGGACTACCGGAACCACGGTGAGGACCTCAGCATGTGCCTCGACACCATGGAGCGCGGTCTGGACTGGTTCACCCTTCCTGGTGTGGCCTACGACCAGAACGGCACCATCGAGACCACGATCCCGCTCGATCCCCAGGATGCGGTCGCCCGCACTCCGGACCTGGAGAACGCAGAACACGCATATCCGGATATGCACCCGTACCTCAAAGCATCCGTCAGGAACAAACTTGGCGGAGTCATGAGAATCGGTGTAAACTGGCCCAAGTGGTACAAGGACACTGATTCCAAGCCCATCGACGTTCCCCTGAGCGTCATCGTCTAATAAGGAGAACAAGCCCCATGTTCATCGCTTTCGAAGGACCCGACGAGGTCGGCAAGACCACGCTCTCGACCGAGCTGGCCCACGACCACAAGGCCATCTACAACGCGACCAAGGAGAACTACCGTCTCGCGCTCGACGAGTACCGGGACGAGCCGGACCTGGTCGTGACGTTCGACCGCATCGACTGGCTCACCCACATGATGTACCGGCTGGCCATGCCGGACAAGGAGTGGAACGACGAGCGCATCCGCACTGTGTTCGCGATGCCGGAGACGCATCTCGTCCTGTCGGTGCACCAGCCCGACCTCGTGCCCGAGGCTGAGGGCGAGAACTACACCGAGCTGCACTCCACGAAGGTGAACCAGGCGTACTACCACTTCCTGGACATCCTCGCTGGGCTCAACAAGGCGTGGAACTACTCGCTCTGGAAGTCGGTGACCGCGTTCGAGATCAGCCGGAACGAGGACGGCAGCTTCTTCCGCCAGCTCCGCGTCTTCGACGCTCCCGGCTTCCCGTGGGGTAGCTCGTACGAGAACCTCGTCACCGACGGACCCAGCCTCCTCGAGTTGCTGCGGTATGCCGACAACAAGATCGGCTGACCCGGCATGGCACCCCCACCAGGATCATCTCTTCCAGGTGGGGGTGCTCATCTCCCGGGCGACAGACCGGCTCCTGCCAGCAGCGGCACGTCGCGAGGCCTCGCAGGAGCTGACCCGCTTGCGGGACCAGGGCCTCATCATCCAGAAGTACGGAAAGGAACAGCAGGTGGCTAAGAAGACCAGGGCTCACGCCACACCCGACTCGGCTATGTACCAGGGTCAGGGTATCATCTTCGCCGTCATTGACGACAGGGAGGAGCTCAGCTCGGCGAGTGACCGTCGCGGCCGGGTCACTACCATCGACGTCATCGCTGACGCTATCGAGAAGGCTCTGGACAACGGCCACGAGACCAGCGAGGAGATCGCCCGGTACCTCACGACCAGTGCCTTCCAGCACGTCCCCGACAAGCGCATCCGGTTCAACTCGGTGCTGCGGGCAGGAGATGTCGTCGGTGCCTACTTGCTCAGGAAGCTGTACAACAGCTACAATGAGCTTGCCAAGATGTCTGAGGAAGAGGAAGACCCTCAGCAGAAGAAGATCATCCAGGCCGAGGCACGCGGTTTCGCTGAGGCACTCACCATCGTCCTCAGCCCGTTCAGCGCCGAGGACCCCAAGGACCCCAGACTGGTCAGCTGGGACGAGGTCGACCGCATGACCGACAACTTCGAGAAGGAACAGCGCCTCGTTCGGCGCGAACGGAAAGGACAGCCCCAGTGACCATCGCCAGCTACCCCAGCCAGCACCCCTCGGTTGAGGCACTTCGCTTCAACATCCAGAACGTCGAGGAGGTCGCCAAGTTCTGCGGAGGCCGCATCATCGACAGCGCCACCGACGGCAAGTGGATCATGTTCACCGACCACACCGGTCGCTCCCAGACCGCAGTCCCGAGCGACTATGTGGCCAAGTACGGACCCGGCAAGTTCGCCCGGTACGATGCTCCCACGTTCGAGCGGGAGTACGACGTGCTGGGTGGCACGGTCGGCGGCGACTACGTCCTGGTGCGTCGCCCCATCCTCCAGCAGCAGGACCTCCTGGACAGCCTGCACGAGCGCCTGGGCATCACCGAGGAGACGCAGGGCCACACCGCACAGCGGCAGAACGCCGAGTTCCACGCGGCCTTCGGCATCAAGACCCCCAGCAGCCCGCAGGCCATCCCCGCCGACCAGGTCCCGGTCGTCATCGAGCTCATCCGTGAGGAGTTCGTCGACGAGCTGATCCCTGCCCTGGGTGTCGAGGGCATCTGGACCGAGAGCGGCAAGTTCGCCGTCACCGGTTACCACGAGCCGAACGTGGTCGAGATCTACGACGCGCTCATCGACATCCTGTACGTGACCTACGGTGCTCTCAACCGCGCGGGCATGGATGCGGCTCCGGGCTACAACGAGGTCCACGGCTCGAACATGTCCAAGCTCGGGGAGGACGGCAAGCCCATCATCGCTGGCCCGAACGACCCCGACGGTGTCTTCGAGGGCCGCGTCAAGAAGGGTCCTCGCTACTACAAGCCCGATCTGTCTCGGGTGCTCAACGAGCTGGCCGTGGCAGCTGACCGGCACGAAGACCCGCTGGCCTGGGTCTGACATGGACCTGCAGACGAGGCTGACCTCACACGTATTCCGGTACGACGAGGACAGCCTCGTCTCACTTGCCGGACAGCGTAACCCCATCGTGGAGGAGCTGATGGGCAAGCTCTCAGCGGAGCAGCAGCGCCTGGAGAGGCTCTTGCCCGACCCTCCCCCTGGGTACCACTGGGTCTGGGAGATCCAGAGCCACGGGGGACTGAACCTGGCCAGCTCTTCTGGAGTGATCCAGTACCGTATCGTCTACAAGCTCAAGGAGTTCTAATGGCATTCGACATCGACAGGGAGTTCGCAGCGGCGGAGAAGCGCATCCAGCGCAACATCGACCGCAACGTCCTCATCGCCCTGGCCCGCATCGAGGGCATGACCCCGCAGGAGTACGCACAGAAGCTGGACGCTGAGCGTGCTGAGCAGGCAGCAGTCTCGGCTCGGGAGGCAGGCATCGCTCTCGGCCGTGCGTACGGCGAGATGGCTAAGGCACTCACCGACGCAGTCAACAACATCGCTGAGGGCTTCCGACAGGCGTTCGCCCGATGAACGCCTGGTGGCTCCTCCTCATCGTACCTGCCAGCGTGGCAGCAGGCGTCTTCGTGGGCGTCGTCTGCCTCATGCTCTGGATCGGCTCTGGGATGCGCCGATGAGCCTCCAGCTCAGGGATGCCCAGAGGGTCGCACTGGAGAGGCTTACCGAACCCGGTAGGCACTTCGCGGCCCTCTGGGCTGAGCCGCGTTCAGGCAAGACCGCAGTCGCGCTCAAGTGGATCCAGCACGTCCGTCCTCGTGTGGCCGTGGTCGTCGGTCCCAAGATCGCTGAGGCCACATGGCGTACCGAGGCTGCGAAGTGGCTCGACGTGCCCTACTCGTACCACTCGCTCACCGACGGTGCCAAGTACCCGGTCACCGGCATGTTCCGCAGCACGGCCATCCTCTTCGTGAACTACGATCAGTTCGCCAAGCGGCCCTTCGCCAAGCTCAAGCCCTTCCTCAAGCAGATGTCGCAGTACTGCAAGGGGCAGGGCATGATGCTCCTGGACGAGAGCCACATCATCAAGACCCCGAACGGGGTCATCGGCAAGAACATCCGCCCGCTGGCAGCAGACTGGCACTACCGGCTCTTGATGACCGGCACGCCTGTCACGAACCCCAGCCAGATCGACGCAGTGTACGGTCAGTGGACGTTCCTCGACCCCAGCATCCGAGGCCGCTGGCCGGGTGCCCGGGACTTCCGGGAGCACTTCGGCGAGTGGACCACGGTCAAGGGCTTCCCCGAGCTGATCCGCCCCATCCGGCAGGCCGAGCTGAACTCCTACCTCCAGCCGAACGTGATCACGATGGTCGGCCCTGGAGAGCCTGTGCCGGTCAAGAAGGTCCGCTACCCCGTGCCCGAGGAGGTCCGCGTTCAGCTCAAGGAGCTGCTCAAGGAGGGTGTCGTGGACATCGACGACTACACCGTCGCAGCCCTGAACCCGCTCACCCGCCTGCTGCGGATGCGCACCCTGGTCGCTGGGTGGGTCAAGGACGACGAGGGGCACAGCCACACCGTGAAGGCAGCAGCACGCAAGCGCCTCGCAGCCCTGGGAGCCGTGCTGAGCCGGTGTGACGGCAAGATCATCGTCGCGGCAACACACATGCACGAGATCAAGCTCATCGACCGCTGGCTGACACGCAAGGGCATCCACCATGCGATCATCACGGGGTCCGTCCAGGACCGCGACAGGGTCATCGAAGGGTTCCAGTACGACCCGGACTGCCGTGTCCTCTTGGTCCAGCCTCGGACCGTTGCGATGGCCGTGGACATCTCGGTGGCCAACGACCTCATCTGGTACACCAGCGACTTCAACTACATCACGTTCAAGCAGGCCAGTGACCGCATCAAGCTGTCGCCTGCCAGCCCGACCGTGTGGTTCCTGTGTGGCCGGGGCACCGTGGACGAGGACGTATGGCAGACGCTGATGGTCAACCACGATCACCTGACCACGGTGGTCGAGAACATCAAGAAGCGTCGAAAAGTGTACGGGAGGCCTAGCCTGGCTAGGACGTAAAAATTATCTAGGAATTTTCCGTTCAGGACTTGCGCTCTGCGCAACGGTCAGGCATAGTTGTTCTTGTCAGCAAGCAGCACCCTCCACCACATCGGAACCTTACAGGATTCACACTCGAGGGCCAAGCGCAAGCAGGCACAACCCACAGTCCGGCCAACAACCAAGGAGAACATCATGGCCACTTCGAAGAGCACCAAGGCAGCCGTCCTCGAGGACGAGGTCGTCGAGACCGAGTCGACCGAGCCGACGCTGAAGCAGATCGTCGGCGAGGGCATCGGCCGCGTCATCGAGGCCACGGGCATCGACGTCCAGAAGAACCGCTACAAGGCGATGCGAGCCATCGCTTGGCAGGCGTTCGTCGAGGCCATCGAGTCCGACGACTTCGACGGTCTGGTCGACCGGGCCATCGCGAACGTCGACGAGCTGCCGACCGGCTGGGAGATCGAGAAGCCCGTCCACGACGAGCCGAAGCCGGTCGCCAAGGCCGCTCCCGCCAAGAAGGCTCCGGCCAAGGCCGCGGAGAAGCCCGCTCCGGCGAAGCGTCCGGCTCGCGCAGCAGCGGCGAAGGCTCCGGCCGCGTCGGCTCGCAAGCGTCCGGCTCGCTCCTGAGACGAACCCCCGGTCACCTAGTTCCCGAGACAGGTGGCCGGGGGTTCCCCATCCCGGAAGGATCCTTCCGGGGGTAGGGTGAGGCCACACCAGGCCGGAAACGCACGCGGTGTGTCGTAAGTGCGTTCTGGGTTCGATTCCCAGTCACCCACGCTAGTTCCACAATTCAAGTTCCACTCACCTTGCAGGAGCCCCACTTGCAGCTGATGATCAGTGACGACTGGACCGAGGTCCAGGAGTACCTCGCACAGTCTACCGCTATCACCTATTTCGACATCGAGACCACGGCTCTCACGGTCGGGCACGGCCAGCTTCTCTGCATCGCCTTCGCCCCTCTGGACCGCAAGGACGTGATGGTCTGGTGGCCCTCCAGCCCGCAGGAGCTTCGCAAGCTTCGGCTCAGCAAGGGTGCGGCCCACAACTCCCCGTTCGATCAGCGCTGGCTGGAGAGCTACGGCTCCCGGGTGCGGGTCGTGTGGGACACGATGTTCATGGCACACCTGCTGGACGAGAACCGCAGCATCGGCCTGGACGACCTCGGCAAGCGCCTCCTCGGCTACGGCAAGGAGGAGATCGACGTTACTCAGTTCGGTGCCATGTTCGGCAAGCACTGGGAGGACCGGGTCAAGATCCCCCGGAAGGTCTGGAACGCGAACAAGCTCGAGGTCTCCAAGTACGTCGCGAAGGACGTGCACGTCGGTCGGGAGCTGCTCAAGTGGCAGAAGCGGTACATCCGCAAGAACCTCCGGCCGGGGGAGAACCCCGTGTACGTCATGCAGCAGATCATGCTCCCCGCTGTCAAGCCTCTCCAGCTCATGGAGGCGAACCGCATGCCGGTGCGCATGGGTCTGGTCAAGAAGACCAAGCAGCGGGTCCAGGAGGAGATCGCAGCCATCGAGGCACAGCTCGACAAGAGCGTCCCCGACAAGGAGCGCTGGCCTGACTTCCTCAAGAAGTCGAAGGTCAACTGGGGTAACACCAACTGGACTAAGTGGTGGCTCTACGTCCACCAGGGAGCCGCGTGCCCTGCCGTCGGCAAGCCCTCCAAGACGTGGCCTGACGGGGTGCCCAGCCTGAGCGCTGAGACCCTGGGCAAGATCGACCATCCTGCGGCTCGCCTGCTCATCAAGCGTTCGACCCTGTACAAGCAGCTCACCGGCTTCCTGGTCCCGATCGAGGAGCGCACCAGGGACGGCAGGATAGGCACCAGCTTCAAGCTCACCGGCACGGTCACCGGTCGCCTCTCCAGCAGCAGCCCGAGCGACGAGGACCCTGGCCTGAACAGTCAGCAGATCCCCCGCGACAAGGCGACCCGGAACCTGTTCGGTGAGCGGGGTCGTGCCTGGATCGAGGTAGACTTCGGTCAGCTGGAGCTTCGTGTGGCCGCAGTGATGGCCGGTGACCGGACCATGCTCAGCCTGTTCGAGCGCGACGAGGACATCCACACGTTCATGGCCCAGAAGCTGGTCAAGGACAAGGACAACCTGTCCAAGGAGGACCGCTCGCTGGCTAAGGGTGTCAACTTCGGCTTCATCTACGGCATGCGGGAGAAGCACTTCGCCGACTATGTGTTCGAGAACTACGGGGTCACCATCAACCCCAAGGACGCAGGCAAGTTCCGCGCGGAGTTCTTCGAGACCTTCAGTGCCCTGCCCGACTGGTACATCAAGCAGCGTCGCGAGGCCATCGAGTACGGCGGAGTGCACAACGAGTTCGGCCGGTTCCGGCATCTGCCGAAGGTGTACGACGCAGACTTCTGGATCCAGGAGAACGCCTTCCGGCAGGCCATCAACAGCCCCGTGCAGAGCACAGGATCTGACTTCATGCTTATCTCCCTTGCCAAGCTCGCCCGCGACTCCAGGATGTCGCTCTGGGACGCTCAGCTCATCACAACGGTGCACGACTCTGTGTGCCTGACCGCACCCTACAAGAACGCTCGGAAGGTCGGGCGTCTCGTCAAGCAGACTCTGGAGGCCGCAGATGCCAACCTCAAGCGCAAGTTCTTCCTCAAGGCGGACGTCACGATCAGCCGGTGCTGGGGAGGCGAAGCGCTTGCCGAGTTCTAAGGGCAAGGCCACACGACTGCCGAGCACGGGTCTCAAGCCCGACAGCGCTCTGCGGCGGAACCGGGGCAAGTGGCCCACGACCGACGACGGCAAGCTCGTCATCACGCAGTCCATGGTCTCGGGCTTCGTCGAGTGCCCTCGGGAGGTCTACTACTCGATCGTTCTGGGGCTGCGGCCTCGGCTCGAGAAGAAGCCCCTCACCCGTGGCACCTGGGTCCACTCCCTGCTCGAGGAGCGGGCCAACGGCCGCGACTGGCGGGCGAAGCACAAGGAGCTGGTCGACAAGGCAGAGAAGTTCCAGTTCGAGGAGGAGGTCGGCAACCTCGCGGTGGAGTGCGAGCGCATCGCCCTCAGCTACGAGCACGTCTACCGCAACGACAACCTGACCCCCATCGCGGCGGAGATCACCGTCGAGCGCCCGATGTTCGGCGGCAAGGTGCTGTACCGTGGCCGGATCGACCTCATCGTCATCGACGAGAACGGGGACGTATGGCTCGTCGACCACAAGACGCACGCACAGATCCCCGACTGGAGGTACCGGGAGCTGGCCTTCCAGCACTACTCGTACCTCTGGGCATGTGAGACGGCACCGACCTACAAGGCACTCCGCTACAAGGGGAAGCCTCTGCCTCAGCCGAAGGGCTTCATCTACGACTACTGCAAGACCGGCAGCATCAGCGTCCCCAGCCTCACGCTCAAGGGCAAGATCAGCCGGGTGCTCAAGCCCACGGGCACGACCTTGCCGGTGTTCCGTCAGTGGCTCATCGAGAACAACATGCTCACGGTCATCAAGGGCAAGGAGCTGCTCGCGATCAAGGATGAGGAGGAGCGCGAGTACGTCAAGGACTTCCTCATCGCGCTCAAGCAGCGGGACTACACCGACCTGTTCCGCCGCGATAAGATGACGTTCTCTGAGGAGCAGCGGGCTAGGCAGCACAAGGCATTTGTGTCCAGCGCGAAGCGCCTGCTAAACTACCGCTGGGACGACCCCGACTGCGTAGAGCGAAACCTTCACGCCTGTTCCGGGTACATGTGCAACTACAAGGACCTCACGGTTGCAGACCTCATCCACGGCACCAGCGACATCGAGCAGCGGACACGGTACGTGACCACCAGGGATCCCCTGGACTACTACCCGAACCAGAAGAAGAAGGGCAAGAAGTGACTGTCTACACCGTCTACGCGCGACCGAAGGTTGGCAAGACCACGTTCGCGCTCAAGGATGCTCCCAAGGGCAAGACCGCGATCATCTCCGCGGACCAGGGCCTCATCGGCATCGACACCACTGGTATCACCGTCGAGGAGAACACCAGTGTCAAGAACCTCAACAAGCTGATGAACGGTCCGTTCCTGCGAAGCCACACCCGTATCGTGCTGGACACCGCGACGGCCCTCCACGCCGACATGCTGTTCGAGATGACGCACGGCGGAGGCGCATCCCAGGCTCAGTACGGTGTGGCCAACTCCGGCCTGCTGGCCATCATCCGCCAGCTCCGCAACGAGAAGTCCAAGCAGACCATCATCCTGGCCCAGGAGAAGCTCATCCTCCCGAACGAGGAGTGGGTCTCCGAGGACACCGACGAGGACACTGGGGTCATGACCACGGTGGACCTCTCCCCCGGTGCTGCCAGCGGTCTCCTCCAGATGTCTGACGTGATCGGCAGGCTGTACATCGCCCACGTCAACGACAAGCCCGTGCGACGCCTCTGGCTGGGACCCAGCAGCAGCATCGTGTCGGGTGCCCGCAGCAAGACCTACTCGGGCAACCCTCCCTTCCTCAAGCAGCCGACCGTCGGTCGCTTGAACCAGCTTCTCGGCTGGACCCGCTAGTCGAGAAACCCCAAGAAGAAAGCAGATACACATCATGGCAAAGAAGATCCGTCTCGACTTCAGCAAGGTCGAAGAGCGCTCGGGCTGGAACACCAAGCACATGCCCGAGGGTGTGCACGAGTTCAAGATCGTCGCCGTCGAGGAGACCGAGGCCAGCGACGGCACGGACATGCTCGTCTACGCGCTCGTCCCCACCGACCCGCGTTACAAGACGCGTCGCTTCCCCTGGTACTGCAAGCTCCAGCCGAACCAGCTCTTCAAGATCCGCGACCTGTTCGTGGCTGCGGGCATCGCGGTGCCCAAGAAGGCGCTCAACATCGACCCCGACAAGCCGGTCGGTGCGACCGTCGCCGGTGAGGTCGTCGACGCGACCGGCCAGTACGAGGGCCGCTCGGAGCTCAACGGCATCTACGACCCCAGCATCCTGGGTGACGAGGCCACGGGTCCCGAGGACGACGAGGACGACGAGGCCGAAGACGAGGAGTGGGCCGAGGAGGCCGACGAAGAGGACGAGGAAGAGGAGGAGGTCGACTACTCGACCTACACCCTGCCTCAGCTCCGTAAGGCCGTCAAGGACCTCGGCGAGGACCCGACCGGGCTGAAGAAGGCCGAACTCCTGGAGCTGCTCGAGGGTGGCGAAGAGGACGAGGACGAAGACGACGAGGATGAGGACGACCTCGGCGACGAGGACCTCGACGAGGACGAGGACGAGTTCGACGACGAGGACGAGGAAGACGAGGAGGAGGACGAAGAGGAAGAGGAGGAAGCTCCTGCTCCCCGTCGTCGCGCCTCGGCTCCGGCCAAGAAGCCCGCTGCGAAGGCTCCCACGAAGAAGCCCGCAGCAGCACCGGCTCGTCGCACCGTCAAGCGTCGCTGACGCATGGAGGAGGCTGAGATCGTCCGCCGGATGATCAAGCGCCTCAACTCCATCCCGGGCGTCTACTGCCTGAGAACGCACGGGGGTTCCTTTCAGCAGAAGGGAACCCCCGATGTTCTCGGTTCGGCACACGGTCACTTCTTTGCGATCGAGGCTAAGCGCTCCGAGAAGGAGAAGCCGAAGAAGGCTCAGCAGTACAACCTCAAGAAGTTCAGGGAGGCTGGCGGACGCACGTTCGTTAGCTGGGACCCTCAGGCTCAGGAAGTAGTAGAGTGGATAACAAGTCTCTCGGGCTGATCCACAAGGTGTGGCGGCACTCAGGCGTTCGTGGCAATGTCTGGGTGCCGTCCATCTCGTCGATCGGAATCAAGGGCAAGGAGCGCTTCAGAGAGGGTCCGGCACTGGACTCCAAGCAGCCTGCCATCCCCGTGCTCATGGACGAGCGCGACTGGTACTGGACCCCGGCTGTCAGCCACGGCGACACCCGTAAGGTCAAGAAGGGCGAGACGAGCAACTACCCTGCTCAGCGCGTCCTCTGGGTGGACTGCGACGAGTCGTTCGACGACAAGCTCCTGATGAGCCTCAAGCCGTCGTACGTGTGGGAGACCTCGCCTGGCCACAAGCAGGCCGTCTGGCTCATGAAGGAAGCGTTCCAGCCCAGCGAGTACCACCGTGACGGGTTCATGGGCATGCTGGCTGAGGCCCTCGGCGGCGACAAGAGCGGGGTGGACATCGGCCAGCTCCTGCGGGTCCCCTGCACCTGGCACCACAAGCGCAAGCCGTTCCAGGGTCGCCTGCTGGCCCAGCCTGGTACGGTGTACCCCCGGTCCTACCTGCTGCGTAAGGTGGCCCAGGGTCTCGGGTTCCCGGTCGCCCTGGCCAGCGAGCTGGCAGCAGCAGACCCGTACGGAGACCGCAGCAAGCTCCTCTGGAAGTTCGCTCGGCAGGCCGCTGAGCTGGGTCTGGCGGAGACGCTGACCTTCAAGCTCATTAAGGCTACCGACTGGAACAAGTGGAAGGACGACCCGGACAAGCTCAAGGAGGACATCGCCCGCGCGTATGCCGCTCAGCCTGCGAAGCCGGAGAAGCCCAAGCCTGCCAGCAGCAACCCCATCGAGGACGACGAGGTCACGGAGGACAGCGTCGGTGCCTGGGAGATGGTCTCGGTAGCCGACTTCGGCCCGGTCATCCGCAAGCCTATGCCGTGGCTCATCAAGGGCATCATCCCCGAGGCTGGGTGCGGCCTGCTGGTCGCTCCCCCGAAGGTCGGCAAGACCCGCATCGCCATCGAGCTGGCTCTGGGTATCGCCACCGGCCGGAAGCCTCTCGGCATCAGTGTGGCCAAGCCTCAGCCGGTCGGCTTCTTCTCCCTCGAGGACGGCGAGTACCTGTTCTCCACGCGGCTCAACTCGGGCATCAATCACTCTCCCGCACGGCACCAGTACCACTGGGACGGCCACATCAAGCGGGTCGGCAGCGGGTTCGTCTGGGAGCCTCCTGTGCCGATGCCGCTCATGACCCGGTTCGACCCCATCGACCTGTCCGACGGCAACGACAAGCAGCGCCTCTACGAGACCATCGAGGCATACGGCCTCAAGATCGTCATCCTGGACACCCTCTCCATGTCCATCGGCAAGGCAGAGGTCAGCAGCAGCACCGACATGTACGCGATCCTCAAGGATCTCAAGATCATGGCTAAGGCCACCGGCTGTGCGATCATGTTCATCCACCACACCCGCAAGCGTGTGTTCGAGAAGGGTGAGAGCATCCAGGAGATGATCCTGGGCAGTACGGCTCTCCACGGCTGGAGCGACTTCATCATGAACCTCGCCCCGCCTGAGGAAGATTCACAGTTGCTCAGGCTGGGTGTTCAGACCAAAATGGGTAACGACCTGCACTACATCAACACCCAGTTGAAAATCATCCGCAGGCCGGAGCCTGAAGAGGTAGAGTAATGAACACGTTCGACGAACTCGTCCGCGTCGATGAAGAGCCGCGCGCTACCAAGAGCGACCGGTTCTTCGCTGGCATGGTCAGCCTCGCCACTGCACTGACCCTCTTCATCGTGGGTCTGGGCGCTCTCGGTGTGGCTCTGTGGTTCATCGGACAGTTCTTCCTCTGGCTCTTCCTCGTGTTCCTCCAGGGTGCGGGACCCAGCACCGGCAACTTCCAGGACCCGAACTACGGGAACTTCATCGAGTAAGGAAGCATCATGAAGCGCATCATCGCCATCCTCATCACCATCATGGCCATCCTGGTGGCGGTCGGCTGGGTGACCGTCGCGGCATCTCCCGCAGCATCTCACCCGCTGGCTCCGACCCCGACCGCCACCACGACGGTGGACGTGCATGGGGCCACACCTGAACTCCCGGAGTGGGCTCAGGAGTACGACACGACGTGGCTCATCTACCCGGAAGGTTTCCGGTGCTACGGGACTGAGGGTTGCCCGAACGACTACCTCGCTATCGGCGGAGAGGTCGGCCCTGTGCTTCCCGATAACGTCGTCTACTACGACCCGGCAAAGCACGACTGCGTTCTGGTCCAGCCCGCCGACGTGACCTGCTAGGTGTGCACCCTCTCCGGACCGTTCTACTGCGCACACTGTCCACATAAGCCAAATCCGTGTCCCGAAGAAGTGTTTGCGGATTCTTCGAAGTTCAGCTAAACTCACCTTCATGAACAACACCGCACCCCACAAGCGCATCGACACCCTCGAGTTCGAGGGCTTCTTCTACGTCACCAACGGCGAGGTCTTCGCCAAGGGTTGCCGTCGTTGTGGTGGCACCGGCCACTACTCCTTCAACGGCTTCGACAGCATCTGCTACCTCTGCAACAACGTCTACGAGCTTCGCCTCGGCGACATCTTCGACAACGAGGCTGCTGCTCAGAAGTGGTGCCACGAGCGTGCCGTCCGCAAGGCACAGGCCGACCGCAAGCGCGAGGCTGAGCGGCTCGCCAAGATCGCCAAGCGCGACGCAGCCTGGCAGGCTCTCAAGGACGCTCACCCGGCTGTCTGGGACATGCTGGCCGGTGTCCTCGGTGGCCTGGTCATCCCGTTCGAGGACAACCAGCAGCTCCCCGACGTGGTCGAGCGTGACAACTTCGTTCGCAGCCTGGCTGACCGTCTCTGGTCGCTGGACGAGCGCCCCTTCACCGCTCGCCAGCTCGAGGTCCTCCAGGAGAAGGCTGAGAAGCGGGCCACACGTAAGGCAGAGGCCGCTGAGACCCCGGCTCCTGAGGGCCGCGTGGTCGTGACCGGCGAGATCGTTGGCACCAAGGTCGTCGAGGGCGATTACGGCACGGCCTACAAGGTGACCGTCAAGGACGACCGGGGTTTCCGCGTCTACGTGTCGCTCCCCAAGGCACAGGCAGACGAGGCCTTCGACAAGTTCTACGCCGAGCACGAGGAGGCCTGGAACAACGGCCAGGTCGGCTACGCTGTCTGGTTCATGGGTTCGGACAACGAGCCGGAGCGCTACAAGGGCCTCAAGGGTCGCCGTATCACCTTCACCGCAGCCCTCGAGCGGAGTCGTGACGACGAGAGCTTCGCCTTCGGCAAGCGCCCCACCAAGGGAGCCTGGCTGTGAGTGTCAGCCTCCAGCAGCTTGTCAAGATGACCCCGGAGCAGCGAGCCACTCGCCTCCGGGGCATCGACGAGCCTACCCGTATCAAGCTCCTGCACCAGTGCGCGGAAATCATGGCGGCTCTCGTGAATGAGGATTTGCGGAAGCCTCAAGGTTGAGCAATAATCAACTTATGAACAACAACGCGCCTCGCTACTTCGTCCACCTCGTCTCGACCACCGACGCTCAGCTCTACACCGAGCAGGACATCGACCAGGCCGCTCACATCCCCGCTGGCGACACCATCCGCGAGGCCCTGACCTTCGCCCTCGAGCACATCGACGGCTTCATCTGCGACGCAGACCGCGACTTCGAGTTCGTGCCTGCCAAGCTCGGTCGCATCTACCTGTTCGACGGCTCGCGTGGTGGCAAGGATGTCATCACCGTCGCCGAGGCTCAGGCCATCATCAACCGCTGAATCGCAAAGGACACACATCATGGCTGCTCCCAAGGTCAACTTCAAGGTCCGCACCCAGGCTATCGCGTACAGCGAGGGTTGCAAGGACGGCATGGCGCTCCTCATCACCGCTCTCGAGGAGGGTGGCGACATCAACTACCTGCTCGAAGTCCTCGAGGCTAACGCACGGCCGGAGGACCGCGACCGGCTCAACCGGTACTACGACATCAAGCGCGCAGCAGGTTTGTGATTCCCGGTCACTTCAGGCAAACTTCTAAGTACCAACCAACTAGCCAAGGAGAGCAACATGGCACACGCAACCTACCGTCAGGTCAAGGCCGAGAACCTCGATCACGGTGACGAGATCATCGACCCCGAGGGCAACGAGGCCACGGTCATCCGGGTCCGCCGCATCGATCACCTTCGCGGCCGTCTCGAGACCGACCTGGGTGTGGCCGTGGTCGACCTGGACATGCACTTCCCGGTCAAGCAGCACTGACCCCAGACACGAGGGAGGACCCCCAGCCAACCGGCCAGGGGTCCTCTTCTTGTTGGCTCAGACGCCGTCGTTCGCGAAGCTCAGACCGATCGTCCAGGAGCCCCACTGACACATGTGCACGGAACCTGCCTGGTCGCGCAGGATCTCGGGCACCTGCGTCCGGAGACGGAAGTTGCCGAGGTACCAGGCACCGGTCAGCTGGATCCACGGGGTCCAGCTTCCCCAGTACTTGTAGGTCTCGGACGCGGAGTACTCGACTCCGGCCGAGTTGCAGATGCCGATGCGGAACTTCGACCGCCACCACGACTGGCCGCTGGCCAGCGAGATGTCACGGACCTGGTAGAGCACGTACTCGCCGTAGGCGGAGTTCCGCTGACGGTCCCAGAGCACGGGGCTGGAGTTGCACGAGCCGAAGCCAGCGCCGATGTTCTGGCTGGCACCGACCTGGTGGACGTAACGCGTGACCATGATGGCCCTTTCTTTTAGATGGCCCTCGGCCTGTTGGCTTCGGGAGTGGGGGTCGGCTCAGATACCGGGGAGGGTGTCCTGGCTGCGCACCGTGGGCTTCGTGGCTGCGTCCTCTTCCACGACCACCGTCGCCGCAGGAGCCTTGCTGCCGATGGCACGGGCACCGTCGTACAGGCCGGACGCGCTGAGGCCCAGGATGACACCGATGGAGATGGCTCCGAGGATGCTCTGGGTGCCGATTACCCCGCCTGCTGCGAACAGGTCGAAGATGGCGAAGGCCACACCCAGCAGGATCGCCAGGAGCGGGGCGAACGTGCTGCGCAGACCGAGGTCCTTGGCGAGCGTGACGACGGCGATGATGGCCGGGATGGATGCGAGCGTGATAGCGATGTCCATGTTCCTTTACTCTTCTTCCTTGTGGGTGATCTTGTCGATGAGGCCCTGGAAGGGCCGCACGACTCGGATGCTGCCGGAGACAGCCTCCTTGGTGCCCTCAGCTGCGTGCTCGATCACGTCGAGCCTTTCGTCGAGGGCACGGTCCTGGTCCTTGAGGGACTTCACGTCCTCAACCAGTCCGTCCTGCGTCTTACTCACGTCGAGCAGCTTCTCCCAGAGCCGATCGATGGCATCCCCAATGTTCTTGCTGCCGTGGTTCGTGATGATGTCTTTCTGTACCTGCTCGACCTTCTTCTTGGCCTCGGTGGTGTCCTTCTGGACCTTGTTGACCTTCGCCACAAGGACACCACCATAGGCCGCGACAAGGGCAACCAGCAGAGGGGTCAGAGCGTTGAGGATACGCTCGATTGCCTCCAGCACGGGAGACTCCTTTCGGGTGCTGCGGGAGCTTAGAACGTGTTGAGCTTGTCCCACGTGAGCGGGCCGACCAGCCGGTCCACACGCAGGCCGTTCTTCGCCTGGAAGTCGGCGAGCGCGTTGCTCGACTTCTTCCCCCAGATGCCGTCCTCCGCCAGACCGTAGCCCTTACGGTTGAGCGCCTGCTGGATGTCCAGGTAGGTCAGCTCACCCGCGGACTTGCTGCTGGGGCGACCGCCACCGAAGCCGGGGCGACCGGCGAGCCACCAGTCGAGGTACCCGTTGGTCTCGGGACCGGGGATGCCGTCCACGGCCAGCTTCTTGTACCCGTTGAGCGGAGCCATCTTCTGCTCGTGCTTCGTGGCGTTCGCGGTGTAGTCCCCGAGGATGCCGTCCGCACCGGCCGGACCCAGGTTGTGACCCATGCGGATCAGCTTCTCCTGGAACGACTTGAGCTCCGCCGACCCGTCCTGGTAGCCCGGACGACCCTGCGAGCTGCTGCCCGGACGACCCTTGAAGGTGTAGTGGACGTAGTCCGACGGACCGTACCACTCGAAGCCGAACTCGTTGAGCTTGGCACGGTCGCTCGTGTAGTTGTACACGTCGACGGCGATGCCACCATCCTTGACGTGGTTCGACGACTTGGCGGGGCGAGCAGGCGGGAACAGGTAGGGCGGACGGTTGTACGTGCCTCCCTTGTCCCAGCGGTCGATGACCTCCTGCTGCTGAGCCTCGGTGACGCCAGCACGGTTGATGACGATCGGGCCGTACTTGTCCTCGAGTGCGTTGATGGCATCTGCCGCGTCCTCACGCAGCCACATGCCGGGGTGGTTCTTGAGTGCCTTGGTACCCACTTGATTCTCCTTCGTTGACGAGCCGTCGGTGCTACAGGATCGGGATCCTGTCGGCTGGGTCCAACCGACCGCTCTTGATTCTTTCCCAGAAGCGTACATCCTCCTGCCCCAGACGCCATACGGCGATGCCTCCCAGACCCCACTCCTGGTCGGCGAGGTCCCGGCTGTGGGCCATGTATTCAGCGTCCGCGTAGTGCGACAGGCTCGTGCCCTTGGGATCGCAGAGGTACATGGTGCCGACCCAGCAGTCAATGTCCCTGGGGATCACCTTGACCTGACGGGTCTGACCTGCTGCGATGCCCACGTCCTTGAGGTGGATGAACGCCCAGTCCGGCGAGATAGCCTTAGTCCGTGTGGCCCGCTCTTCGACATCCGTGTTGACCCGGAACCGGTTGTACCCGTCCCACGTGACGTTCGTGCGGGGGATGCGGCCGATGTCGTTGAAGCGGAACGGGCCGACCTGGATGTCGACAGCCTCACGGGGGTTGTACCACCAGGCGTCACCCCAGCGGACGTGATCGAACCAGGCGTCGCCGCTCAGGGACACCATGCCACTGCGACCGCCGACGTAGCTCGGGTCGTTGTACTCCAGCACCAGCGGGACATCGTTCTCGGTCCGGCTGTAGTACACCCGTGCGTGCTGCCCGCGGACCCTGAGGCCGATCACAGCGCGACCGGTGCCGGGGTTGTTGGAGAGGCCAGGAGCCTGCACGTTAGCGACCGCCAGGGACGTGCCGTTGCGACTCAGGATGAGCGTGCCCCACTGGTCCACCGTGGCCTCGTAGGAGCCGTGGAAGACGCCTGCCCGAGCGCCTGCTGCGGGGAGCTGGAAGCGGCCCAGAACGTGGAACTCGCCTCCTGCGTCGATGTTCGTCAGCGACAGCTTGCCGGGTCCGACCACACGGAACTGACCGTAGGTGCGCGGCTCCAGCAGCGGGTCGCCCTGCCGCCAGTGAGACCAGCTCCCGGTCCGGTTGTAGTAGATGCCCAGGGTGCCCGTGTTGGCACAGTCGTCGTCCATGATGGTGGCCGACTGCGGGTCGCGCTGGAGAACCTCGAGCGTGATGTTGTGCACGTCGTTGTTGGCCCACTGGCCGTTGGAGTCGATCACCTGGATCGGCCGAACCGTGTGCTCCATGTACTGGGAGCCGACCGTCTGGTCAGCCAGGCCACCTACGGGGTCTGCTGCGGGCTGGCCGTACCGGGTGAAGTACGTCTTGCCGTTGAACTCACCGAGGTCCATGCCGCTGCTGGCGACCCGCTGGATCGCCGTACCCCACCAGTAGCACCCTATGAGGCTGAAGGGAGAATTGGTCTCCTTGTCGCGAAAGACGAGCCAGCTGGCCCGAGTCTGGTCCCAGGCCACCGGGTCATCATCCCCGGCCATCGGTCCCCAGACCCCCGTGGTCATGTACCAGAACCAGTAGTACGCACCCGAGCTTCCACGGTACGGCCAGCCGGGGTAGCCCGGAAGCTCCTCGACCGGAGCGTGGATGCTCCAGTTCTGCCCGTAGGCAGGGATGCCCATGAGTACCTTCTCCGGCGGGATGACGCTGACGGTCCAGTCGTACACCTGCTGGATCCAGAAGCGGGGTGCCAGCGGGCCAGGAGCCGACCCCGACCAGGCGAAGTCGTAGGTCATGATGGCCACATGATCGAAGTACGCGCCGAACAGCTCGTAGTCGAGCCAGTTCTCCCCACCGATGCTGAAGTTGCCTTCGGTTGCTGCGGGCAGAGCCGCCGACACCTTCTTGCCGTGGCTGCGTGCGTGGTCCCCGAGCACCTGATACCCAGCGTACGCCTGTGCCACGGTCATGTTGCTGCCGAAGCCCTCAGCGTCGAGGTCGATGCCCGTGATCCACGGGTAGGCTGCGTAGATGGTGTCCATCTGAGCCAGCACGCTAGCCCGGAAGGTTGCATCGGTGCTGAGCGCCTTCCACGCGGTGCTGCTGAAGCACTGGATGGTGAGCCACCACTGGATCCCCGGCCACTTGGCACGGATGGCCTCGACGGTGTTGTGGATGTTGAGGTTCACCAGACCGGTCGTGCGAAGCTCGTAGGCCACCAGGAACACGTCGTCGATGGCATCCCCGTACTTGTTGAGGACGCCTTCGGTGCGCACAGTCTGGTTGCTGTGCCAGAGCGTTACGCGGTGCCCCATCAGGCCACACTCCAGTTGATGGGCGAGAGGATGATGTACGTCGCGCCGGACACGGCCGGAACCGAGTAGAAGTTGATGGTGCCGTCGGACTGGTTGATCCGGTACTGGACCGGGACGATGGCCGTGGCCGTGAAGATGGCACCGACTCCCATGCGGTGCTTGCCGTCGGTCGGCCGGTAGCCGACAGGAGCCGTGCCCAGGGTGTAGTACGTGCCTGCTGCGAAGGTCGCCGGACAGTTGATGACGCCACCCTCGTACGTGACGATGTTGCCGTTCTTGATCAGGCGAGGCGTGACGTAGTTGGTGTTCGCCGTGTACCCACTGGCCAGGGCGATGTTCGCCGTCGTGACCTCCGGAGGCCCGACAATGTCGTCGATGAGGCCCTTGAGGTACGTGTCGTTCGCGTACAGTGTGGCCAGGGCATCAGCGAGGTCGCTGAACGTCTGCGGTCCGTATTCCGGTGCGTCAGGCTCTACGAGAGGCATTACCAGGCTCCATGTTCGTCAAGTACGTCATCCCACGACTGGTGGAACGCCCAGACCCGGTTCCATCCCTGAGGGTGAGCCGAGGTCACGCTACCGAGGTCTGTCCGGACGGGGCTGCCCGGAGCTGCGTGGATCCCCTTCACACCGACGATGGCCGACATGAGCCCTGTCGTAGTGAGGTCGAGTCGCTGGTCGGCACGGGCTGTCAGGTGCGGAGTAGTCCCGCCTCCTGTAGAGACGCTGTACTCGTACCCGTTGAACTCCTGCCTTGAGCTGACCTCACCGAAGTGCAACAGACCCCAGTTTACCTCCTGCGGTGCCACGGGGTAAAATTCGCCCCGGTACGGGCTGGCAAGGTCCTCGTCGCTAGTGACCCAGGTGTCGTAGTCCGACTGGATCATACCGTTGATGAAGCGCCACGTGGGAGCCGTCTTGAGACCGAGGTCGGCGACCATCGGGGACCAGGAGAACAGGCTCGTGCCGGGGTTGAGCTGGATGTCGGTGACCTTGGCATCGCTGTGTGCGATGATCTTCACGGCCACACCGACCACGTCCTTGGACGGCTTGAGCTGGCCGAAGGTGCGCAGGAAGCTCACGGAGTCACCCCCGTGGTCCAGGGCATCTCCTGAATCGCAGGCACCCAGCTCGTCCCGGTCGTGCCAGGCTGGAGCAGCAGGTCGGTGACCTCCACGCTCGGGTCAGCCGTGACGACCTTGACGTGGATGGTCAGCGTCTGCTTGTGCGCTGCGGGGTTCTGGATCTGCACTCGCCTGATCATCACAGCTCCAGGGTCTGGGTCTCGGTGGTGCCGTCGGTGTACTGGAAGGTGACCTCGATCTGGAGGCTGGCTTCGGTGTCTGCGTCTACCTGTGCGGAGAACACGAAGTCCGACCGGTTGTCGCTGGCGACCGTCTGCTGAAGCGTGCCACCAGCAGCACCGAACGCGAAGCTGTACCGACCGGTTGCTCCGCCTTCCACGACGCTGACATTGGTGCCTGCCCAGTGAGCCATGCCGTTGTCTCCCCGGCTGTTCAGCAGGAGGTTGAACGGGTAGATGTCACGGGTGTCGATCTGCTGCCCCGTGGTCAGTGCCCCAGGGTCGGTGCTGTCGTCGGCCGATGCCAGGCTGCGAAGCTTGTTGGCCAGCGTGATCTTGCTCTTGCGGAGGTCCAGCCAGTCGATGTCGAGCTGGACGACCCGGCTGCGCACCGAGTGAGCGTAGTCCTGGTCCATCACGAACACGATGTCCAGGACCTCGAACCGGTCCACCTCGTCCACCCGGTCCACCAGGCCAGCGACCTCGTACTCGTAGCTGAGCTGGGGCTTGGCACGGTCGGCGATGAACGCGTTCAGGAAGCGGAGCATGGCCTGAGGCGTCATGCCGCTCTTGAAGTCGTAGGTGCTCTCGCGAACCTCACTGGTCCACGTGAAGTCCTCCACGTAGGGGACACCCTCGTTGGCCGGTGCGATCGTGAGGCCGTCTGCGTTCCGGCCGTAGATGCGGGTCACCAGGCTGGTCGTGTCGGACCGCTTGGTCGCACTGGTGATGCCCTTGACGTAGTCGAAGTACGTGCCCCGGTCACGGCCACCCTGATCCAGCAGGTGGACGAACTTGTTCTGGTCGTCGAAGACCAGGTCACCCCCGTAGATCTTGGCGATCTGTTTGAGGGTGCCGAGCACCGTGCCCTTCTCCGACTCCCAGCCGAGGACACCGATGGGGTCGACCTGCCCGACGTACCAGTCGGTGCCTGCCAGCACAGCGGTGATCGCATCGCGGGCGTCCACGCTCCACGCCTGCTGCGGGATCTCGCCCGCGTACAGGAGGTCGTACCAGATACGCTCGCAGTACACGTGGACAGTCGCCGTGCCCCTGCTGCGGGTCGTCGTGACCGCTCGGGCCACATAGTGACGGCCCTTGAACGAGACCGGCATCTCCTCCTCGATGAGTGTGGCCTTGGGATCGGCCAGCGACAGCGAGAACTCGAGGGTCGACTCGTTGCTGCTGTTGTCGAAGGTACGGCACGCCAGGAGCGTGTCCTGAAGAAGGACCCCTCCCCCGCTGGGGATGACCAGCAGCGGGTCGAGGGAGAACGGCTCGACCGGGAGGGTGCTGGGCAGGGGAGGGGTCGCCGGGGGAGCCGTGCTCAGCAGGATCTCGTCGACGTAGCTGCCCATCGTGGACAGGGTTACCTCGTACTGGATCCAGGCCGCGTTCGGCTCAGCTCCGATGGTGGAAGCGTTCTTCCAAGCGCTCCACGTGGTCAGGTCGTTCGAAGTGCGGAAGCGTACCGAGATGCCCGAGCCGTTGACCACGAGCTGCGGGATGTCGGTGCCCCAAGCTGCGGGCATGGCACGCGACTGGAGGACGACAGGGAGCGTCGCCGTGGGACGCACCGAGGCACGGCCAGAGATGGTCGCGTAGTCGACGCCAGTGGCCTCCAGAGCACCGTTGGCGAGTCGGTTGCGGAGAGCCTGCTGGCCAGCGTTGCCCGAGAACGGGGAGACCACGACGACCTCGTCGAAGATGGCCTGCGAGTAGAAGCCTGCCGGACCGAAGCCGACCTCGAGGTCTGCGGTGCATGCGTTGTTCAGGCTGGCCACACCAGAGGCAGATGCCATGCTGCCGTCGCTGAGCTTGACCGCGTACACCGACCACGTGCCGAGCGTGACGTCCATGACGGCACCGATCCAGAACCACTCGTTGGGAGTTATCTGGAAGCCCGACAGGTAGCTGTTGACCTGCTCGACGCCTGCGTTGTTGTAGAACCGGTAGTTGATCAGGTCGCCCGAGGCGCTGTGGTTGACGGCGATGTGGAACAGGGGTGCTGCTGCCCCGCCACGGGTGGAGACTACCGGAGACCACTGCTCGATGTTCTTGCCGTTGTACCACGCACCGACCATGACCGAGCCGGACGAGGGCCAGAGGGTGCCGTCGTTGTCGACGTTGATGTACGACTGCTCGCTGATGCCGAGGTTGTTCAGCCGGAGGCCCGTGCCCCAGCGGTTCGCCACGGCGACAGCCGACGTGCCACCGTACTTGACGACAGTCGCCGTCCGGCCCTTGCCCGAGCTGTCGGGGGTCGGCCGGTCGACGGTGCTGCCGACGAAGCTGTCCATGCGGAGCAGGAGCTGGGTGACTGCGTCGGCATCGTGCTCGCCAGTCCAGTCACCCCGGCTCGTCGCCCGGCTGTACTCTGCCATCAGATTCTCCTTGAGGGCACGGTGCCGACAGCCTCAGTGAACGTGCCACCCGAGATGCTGATCGGAACGTTGATGGTATCGATCCCCTCGATACGCTGGAAGGTCACGAAGCGGTCGGCCACGTTGCGGACCTTCTCACCCGTGGCCGTGGTCTTGATGTAGAAGTCCATCTCGCCGAAGTCGAGCACCAGGGTCTGTGCCGCGGTCAGCGGGCCAGAGACTTGAGTTGCCCCGACGGTAAGGGTCTGCGCGGCCGACAAAACTCCGCGAAACTCAAACACAGGGTAGTAGCTGGTGTTCCCCTCCCCAACCAGGGTCATAGCGCCAGCGACTGAGAGAGCCGTGGGCTCGCCAACAACGACCCCGTAGGGGTTGGGGGTAAGGATGGTGGCGCTGCCTCCCAGGCGGGAGACTCCCTGGTCGCTGAACCAGACCACCTTGTCCCGCTCCCAGAGGATGGGGCTGGCCAGGATGCCCTGCCAGACCCAGGGGTCCAGCGCGTTCGGCGTGAAGTCCTGCGGACCGTGGAGCAGCGGGTTGAGGGCCATGGAGATCTGGTCTGCCTTGGCCAGCACGTCGTTCACGTCGGTGCCGGTCAGCTCCAGGCGGAACTCCCACTCCGTCTCGGTCATGCGAGCCTCGTAGAAGAGGGCACCGTCGCCAGCAGGCAGGCTGTCCAGAGACAGCTCCACCGGCAGGCTCGGCATCGCCTTCAGGATGGCCTTGAAGCCATCCACGTCGTCCGTGTCGAAGGTTCCCAGCTTGAAGCTCATGCGAGTACTCCCTGTGCGCGAAGTTCACGGGTCATGTCGGTCTTGAGCTGCGTGCTCAGGGTCCGGATGTCGCGGTCGTCTCGGACGCTCATCTCGGCCACACTGACCAGCGGGCCACTGATGATGACCGACTGTGCTGCGGCCGACGGAATAGGTGTGGCCATGATGCCAGCAGTCGGGACAGCCTGTGCGGTGACCTGCTGCGTGACAGCCTGGCTGACGCTGAGGTTGCCGATCTTGCCAGCCTCGAGCATCACCTGACGGTTCATCTCGTCGATCGAGTCGGTGGCTGCGTCCGTGTTCTGCTCGACACCGACACCGAGACCAGCGGGGAGCTGGACACCGACCTCAGCCGCCATACGGCGAGACGGAGACTTGATGCCGAAGAAGCTCTTGATGCCACCCATCACCTGATTGACGAACCCACCGATCTTGCCCATCAGCCAGCCAGCAGCGTTCGAGATACCCGACCAGAGGCCCTGGATCAGCTGGAGGCCAGCCCGTGCGAGCTGGGGCACGGCACCGATGATGGCACCGACGATGCCGCCGATGATCTGCGGGATGGCTCCCACGATGGTGCCGATGATCTGGGGCAGGGCACCGATCAGCGAAGTGATGAGCCGGATACCTGCCGAGATCAGCAGCGGGATGTTGCTGAGGACTGCGTTGATCACCGACGTGATGATCTTCGGGATAGCCCCGACGATGGCCGTGATGATGGCAGGCAGGTTCTGCACCAGTGCCGTGATGAGCTTGATGCCTGCATCGATGAGGAGCGGGATGGCTCCCAGCACTGCGTTGATCACGGCCGTGATGATGTTCGGCAGGACCGCGACGATCTGCGTGATGATGTCCGGCAGGGCCGTCACCAGTGAGGTGAACAGCGTGACACCCGCCTGGATGAGAGCCGGGAGAGCGGTCATCAGTGCGGTGACAAGGTTGCCCACCAGGACCGGGATGGTCTGGATCAGGGTCGGGATGGCTGCCAGCAGGCCGTTCGCCAGACCCTGGATCAGCGTGATCGCAGCACCGATGAACATCGGAGCAGCGTTGATCAGCGCGTTGACCATCCCGAGCACACCGTTGATGATGGTCGGGATCAGGGTCGGGATAGCGTTGCCGATGCCGATGGCCAGCGACGAGATGGCCTGGATGCCTGCCGTGATGAGCTGCGGGGCAAGCCCGACCACGCTCTCGACCAGCCCGATGAGCCCCGGCACCAGTGCGGTGATGAGGCTGGGCAGGGCCGTCGTGATGCCCGTGATGAGACCGCCGATCAAGGCCACACCAGCGTTGAGGAGAGCCGGGATTGCAGACGCGACGGCCTGCACCAGCGACCCCATCATCTCGCCGAGCTTGGGACCCAGCGTGGCGATGTTGGCACCGATGTTCTCGATGACCGGGCTGACGTTCGTGATGACCAGCTCCAGCGAGTCGATCACGTCGCCTGCCAGCTTCGCCACGTCGGCGTCTGCCGAGCCGAGGCCCACCAGCAGGTTGTCGAAGGCACCCTTGAGCATGCCGACCGAGCCGGAGATGGTCTCGGTGGCTTCCTTGGCGGTCGTGCCAGCGATGCCCATCTCGTCCTGGACGGTGTGGATGGCCTTGATGATGTTGTCGAAGGAGACCTGGTCCAGATTGCTGGCCGTGGCCTCGAAGGAGTCACCCATGACTCCCGAGTCGTTGATGAGCCGGGCCATCTCCTCCCGAGTACCACCGTACCCGAGCTTGAGGTTGTCCAGCATCGTGAAGTTCTGCTTCGCGAAGCCCTGGTAGGCGTTCTGGATGTCCGAGATGTTGGACCCGAACTTGTTCGCGTTGTCAGACATGTCGACCATCGCCATGTCAGCGATGTCGGCTGCTGCTGCGGTGTCGCCACCGAGTCCCTGAAGGAGAGCTGCGGAGAAGCTCGTCACCTGGGACATGTACTCGTTGGCACTCAGGCCAGCGGTCTTGTAGGCGTCAGCAGCGTACTGCTGCATCTTCCCGGCCGAGTCCTTGAACATGGTCTCGATGCCGCCGATGTTCTGCTCGTACTGTGCGTACTGAGACACCACACCGGCCGCGAGTGCCCCGCCAGCGGCGACTGCTGCGGTGCTGAAGCCGACCAGAGCCGCTCCTGCACCCTTCAGTCCGCCGCTGACGAGGCCTCCCAGCTTGGAGTCGGCCTTACCGGCTTCATCACCGACACCAGCGAGGCCCTTCTGGACATCACTGGCTCCGTCAAGCGAGAGCTTGATCCGGACGTCGTTATCAGCCATCTTGCCGTCTCCTTTCTGCTGAGTTACTGCTCGGGGGTGGGAAGGACTTCACCGGGTCCCTGGCTGAGCCAGTAGAGGCCCATCGTGGGGTCTGCTGCGTTGCCCTTGTGGTGAGCGTCGATGGCACCCTTGTTCTGGTTCCTCCACATCTGCTGCCCCTCTGCGATGGCCTGCATCGCGGGGCAGTCGAGGCTCCAGACCTTGTAGTCTTCGACGGTCTCTTCCCGACCCAGTCTTGAATTGTGAAGGTGCTGCGCGAGAGGTCGGCCACACCCTGTGCACTTGGTCTCCTTGAGCGAACGCCACTGAGATACGACTTCGAGTTCGATCTCTGTCCAGGCGTCGGGCCGGTCCTCGTCAAGGAGGCGAACCGGGGACCGACCCGACACCAGGGCCATGTCCAGCAGAAGTGCTAGTCGCGGCCCGATTTCGTAGGGCGGATCGTGACATCACCCGACGAGTTCTGCCAGCTCATGAAGGAGCTGACGAGCGCGTGGAGCTGTGCGCCTGCGACGACAGCCTGGGGTCCACCCTTGGAGGACACAGAAGCACCGGTCGTGAGCAGCGGCTCGGGCTTGACCCACTCTTCATCGTGGGTCTCGTCCCAGTCTTCCGGCTTGACGGGGTCCTGGCCGTACAGACCGAGGAACACCTTCGGGAGCACCTTCTCGTACTGCTCCAGCGGGGTGAGGTTGGTCTGCTTCATGAGCATGCCCCACTCCGCCAGCTCGAGCTTCGAGTACTGCACCCAGATGCTCTTCCGGGCAGGGCGGAGGGACTCCACCTTGTCCTCGAGCGCCTGGATGTTGTCGTTGAGGAAACCCCCGGCGACTGCACTCAGTGCCTTGGCCTGCTGAAGCTCCTGCTTGGCTGCCTCGAACTCGGGGGAGTACTTGGCTCCCAGGTCGACCTCGAGGGTGAGAATCTCCTGACGGCGATCCTCGACTGCCTGCATGAGCTCTTCGATGCTGCTGAACGTCATTTCTGTGTCCTCCTTGGGTGTGGCCGTGGGTTACGCTGCGGCGAGCGCCACGGGCTTCTGCGAGCGGGCCAGCACAGTCACGTGTGCCGTGATCGCGACGAACGTGTTGTTCGCCTCCGCGGGGTCGATCGAGGTGATGATGGCCTTCCAGACCCAGACGAACTGACCGGTGGCCAGGTCCGTCTCGTGGGGGAGGCCGTCGCGACGCCAGATGTAGACCACGTCGCCGACGTTGAGGCCCGTGATGAGGTCCTCGTCGTCCTGGCCGGTGGCCTTGATGAGCAGGTCGTCGATGGAGTGGGTCGTGCTGCCCGGGAGCTGCTCGCTGGCCGGGTCGCACAGCCAGTCGATCGACTCGGAGTCGGTGCTCGACGTGCCGTTCATGGTCGTGATCGAGCAGTCGAGACCGATGCCCGCATCCAGCTCGGCGAGCTTGGGTGCGTTGATGTCGACGACGGCCGGAGCCACACCGACCGCGATGTTGCCACGGCTGATCTGCGTCGCCGGGTTCCACTGAGTGAGAGGCATTCCTCTGTCCTTCCTTACTTGGAGTCGGAACCCGGCTTGGGTCCCTGGGTGGCCGGGGTCGCCGTGTCGACGACCTCGGAGAGCGGCTCGGGCTTGCGGGGCACGTAGGTGCGGACCGACTCGCCCGGCTTCAGGTCTCGAACCTTGCGGTGGACCTTCGAGTTGTAGTTGGCGTCGGAGACGGCGAAGTGGATGCCGTTCTCCTTGTGCTCCACGACGATGCCGTGGCTGCTGGGCTTGATGTCGCTCATGAGAGACCTCCTGTGTTGGCTTGAGCGGTGACTTCCGACTCGTACTGACCCTCGACTGCGGCTCCTGTGTAGCCGATCGAAGTGTCGATGACGTAGCCATCGACCCTTGCACCCTGGAGGACTCGGACGACCTCCTTGGCAAGATTGAAGCTGGCCTCGACGCTCCCGCCCACACAGTAGAGCGTGAACTGGTTGTCCCAGACGAAGGCCGATCCGTCGAGACCGGTCTCCTCGTGGTCGACGATCAGCGGACGGTTGACGACGTAGGGTGCCTTGGCATTCGTCGGTGCGTACCCGTTGTAGCACGGGACCTCGAGGGTCTCGACCACGGTGCTGATGCCGCTCATGCTAAGCATTAGATCCCCAGACTGTCAGGGTCGAAACCCATCTCGGCCACCTGACCCCGCAGGAGCTTGGCTGCGCGAGTGTGGAAGGGACGAGCACGCATCCGGGAGGTCCCGAGGGCCACATACACCGCGTAGTCCACCGTGGGACCGATCAGCCAGGTGTCCTTGCCCTGCGACTCAGCCGACGTGCTGTTGAGCATGGTGCCCGTGTCGACTGCGTGGAGGCCCTGGATCTCCTTCTTGACCAGGCCGACGCCGACCTGAGCCAGACGCTTGAGCTCGGTGCTGCCGATCGGCTTGCCGGAGGCCTTCTGGTACCGGGAGGCGAGCTGACCCATCGTGATAGCCATCAGAGTCCCTCCTTGCCTTCCTGGTTGACCTTCTCGAAGTCCGAGGCCACACCCTTGCGGAGCACGGCGATCCCGTTCTCGCTGACCTTGTCGATCAGCAGCACCTTGCCGACCATCGTCGGTTCGGTCATGGCCTTGAGGACGCGGACAGCCTGCCCTGCCTCGAGCGGGGTGCCGACCGGCACCTTGACGCTGAAGACCTGGGAGGTCTGGCTCTCAGCTGCGTTCTCGAGGGTCGTGCTCTGCACCAGTGCAGGCACCGGCTCGCCGACCGGGGTCGTCTCCCGGGTCACGTGGAAGCCGACCGTCGTGGGCTCAGCCGCCACGTTGAGGATCTGGATCTCGTCGATGAGCAGGAGGGCCAGCAGGCGGGAAGACTCAGCTAAGGTCTGTGTCGACATCATTGTGGTACCCTCCTTCCTGTTCCATGGGTACGCGGCGGACGTGGGGGACATCCGGGATGCGGACCCGCTGGAGGATGCCGTTCCCGGTTGCGTTGCAGATGACGCTCTGCGAGCGGAAGTAGGTTGCGAGGGCACTCCAGTCGGGTGCGTCGACGGCGATTGAAGTGCCCTCGCTGGAGGTAGACCGGACGACCGGCTGTGCCTGCATGAACCCGAGCAGCGTGAGAGCAGCGAAGTAGACGTCATACGTCACCTCATAGCCCTCTTCACCCGGCCAGATGCCGAAGCTGTCGGGGACACGGGCACCTGCGAGCGCATTCAGTTTCTGCGTCTCGGTCAGGGCACCGAACCCCGGAAGGTTCTGCAGCAGAGCGTTCAGCTCGTCCATCATGGTCTCCTTGTGTGTGGCTCAGCCCTGGGGCTGATCCGCGTCGTAGTCGCCCTCGGGCGTCTCCTGCTCGTCGACGACACCCTCGCCCTCGGTGGGCTGGTGGTCGTACTCACCCTCCGGGGTGGGCTGCTCGTCGATGACACCTGCACCTTCGGTGTCCGACACGGGGTCCTGCCCGCAGTCGGTGCAACCTTCGGCCATGATCTCCTCCTTCTACGAGTGAGGGGCAGGCAGACCCGCTACCTGCCCCTCTGCTACCGCAGTCCGGCTGGACTTACGGGGTCTCGTCGCCCTTGAGCTTGGCTGCTGCCCGCTCGTTGATGCGCTTCTCGATGGCCGCAGCACCGGAGAGGGCTTCACGCTGGCCGAGGTCGACCCGCTTCGCGAGCGCCTTGTCCTTCGCCTTCTTGGCCTGCTTGGCGTTGTCGGCCACACGCTTGTCGGCGCGTGCCTTGCGCTCCCGGCGGACCGCGTCGTATGCGGCCTGCGAGTTGCGGACGTTGCGAACGGGTGCCTCGACCTCGACGACCTCGTCCACCTCAGGGGTGTCCTGTGCGTCGGTCATGATCACACGTCCGTCGCGGGAACACCGTCGGCGTCGACCGGGTCGGTCGGGGCGATGATGGCGAACGGGTAGTCGGACGGCGAGCCGCCGACGCGAGCGGTCGAGTACTGCGTGGCGAAGGCCACACGGAACTTGAACCGGAGGGCCACCATGTCGCGCTCGGCGAGGTTGATCTGGTTGGCACCCGTGCCCAGGGTCGCCTGGTCCAGGAGCTTGACCTGCACGTCCTCGCGGATGCCGATCACGACCTTGTCGCGGTCGCCCACCAGGAGCGTCGCGGCGTCACGGTCCCAGCCACCGTTCTTGATGTACTGGAGGTCCTGGCCGTAGATCGAGGCCGTGTTGCCGTCCGACCGGAGCGCATCGAGGTAGATGGGCTGGTTGTCGGCGTCCCGCAGGCCGCGGAGGCGACGACGCAGGAAGCGACCGGTGAAGGCGACGTTCACGTCGAACTCGTCGTCCTCGACCAGACCGAAGGCCTCGTTGATGTCGTCCGCGAGGTCGATCGACGGGGTGCCGTCCGGCAGGAAGCCCTCGACGATGTAGTTCTCGGCGGCGATGGCACCGGGGACGAGAGCCGGGTCGAGCCAGGTGACCGGCTTGTTGATGCCGAAGAAGACCGCTGCGTCGAGGACGCGACCGAACTCCTGCGCGACCAGCGGGCGAACCTCGCCCCAGATGTCGAACTTGGAGTCGGCGAGGGTGTTCTCGTGCACCGGGATGATGACGGCCATCTCCTCGGCGATGAGCTCCTTGTTGCCCCACGTGACCTTTGAGGTCGGCTTCACGCCGGAGGCGTCGGAGCTGTTGGTGTCCGTCACCCAGCCAGCCGTCGGGAGCGACGCGAGGACCGGCTGTCGCGTGACACCGGCCGACATCCGCGTGGTGCGGAAGGCCGACAGGGCCGCGGAGGTCTGCGTCTCCGGCTTGATGATGGAATCGAGTTCCTGGGTCGCCAGGAGGGCCAGTGCATCGGCCCGCGAAATGTCAGCCATGTGACTGACTCCTTTCTGGCCCGAGGGCCGCTAGAGGTTCTTGGAGTACCCCTAACGGCCCTGAGCCAGAGAAGGGTACTACGTGGTGCTGCGGCCCTTGAAGGCTGCGCGGATGAGGTCGTTGGGGTCGTGCTTGGGCTTGCCCGCACCCTCAGTCCCGCCTCCGCCGAGGGCTGCTGCCGTCGCGGAGGGGTTGTTCTTGTGCCACTCGCTCACGAGGCTGGCCACATCCTTGTCGGACTCGAACAGGTCCTTGGTGAAGGTCCTGCTGTCGAGAGCCTTGGAGATGGGTCCGCCCGCTGCCAGGAGGAAGGCTTCGAGCCGGTCGTACCGGGTCTGGAGTCCTTCGAAGGCTTCCTTGGTAGGCCGCTCGTTGAGCGCTGCCTCCAGCTGGGTCACCTTCCCCGCCTGGGTACGGGCCTCTGCCAGCTCGGTGGCCTGCTTGGAGAGCTTCTCCTTGTTGGCCGCGAGGGTCTTGACCAGAGGGTGGGTCTCCGGCAACTGAGTGCTGTCGTCGACCTGGGGTGCTGCCTGCTGCTGCTCGCCGTTGCCTCCCGTTTCGGGAGTGGCCTGCTGCTGCTGGCTCTGCTGCTCCTGACCCGACGTTTCGTCGGTGGAGCCGTTACTGTTGTCCTGCTCGGTAGGCATTTCGCCCGCCTTCCTGTAGTTTAGCGTATGAGACCTGCGGACGCAAACCCCATTCTCTTCTCGGCGCGTCGCCTAGCTGGGCTAGGAAAGCCGATCTTCCTCCTTGGAAGCCTTACACCCGTCCCAGGGGGACGAGCACGTTCTTGAACCGCTTGGCCGTGAGGCGAGCTTCAAAGTTCTCCGCACTGGCCCGACTGCCGGTCATCTGGCTGAGACGCCAGGCACCTTCGTCGTAGTACAAGTTTGCCCAGGAGTACTCCCGAACGCTAGTCCGCGTGAACGTAGTGCCGTCAGGAGCCGTAGCGATGTAGGTGACCTTCTCGCCCTTCTTCCTCTCGGGAGCCGTGCTGATGGGTGTCACAGGCTTGGCGAGTGTGGCCTGGGTCTTCTGCCAGTTACGGTCCCAGTAGATGTTGCCATCGGAGTCCAGCGACCCCTTGTAGCGCACCTGACTGGGGAGCACCGGCCGGAGGGTGCATCGGCCGTTCGGGTGATCCCTGATGTGGCTGTGCTCGACGACCATGCCGTCCCGCTCCTTGCACCAGGCACACGTGCGAGGCCCGAACTCCACGCTCCAGAGCAGGACCAGGTCCAGGCCTCGGGTGCTGTCCCACTGGTTCTTCCAGTAGGCGCTGACCGTCTCAGTGCGGGCCAGGCGGACGAGCTTGGAGTAGCTCCTCTCCAGTCCTGCCCGCAGCATGGCCCGAGCCGCGTCCTTGGCGTTGAGGCCCGAGGCCACACTAGCCCGGACCGCTGCGAGCTGCATCTCGTCGTAGATCTTGCCCGCGTAGGGCGACAGCTCCAGCTCCTTGGGAGCAGGGAAGTCAGCGAGGTAGACGCCCAGACGAGCAACGTCCCCACCGAGTCGCCGGATGAGTGCGGTGCTGCGGACCCGGAACGACTCGATGTAGTTCGCCATGTCGTTCTCGTGGGCAGGCAGGCCAGCGACCCAGGACACGTAGAGCTTACGCAGCTCCCGCTCCAGCTTCCCAGTGGGGACGGTACCCATCTAGATCAGCCCCGCTTCCGCTGGCCGGGGTTCTGCTCGTAGTTCTGGACCTGGGTGGCCGTGGGGACCAGGCCGACCTGACCCGTGGCCGTCATGTCCACCGGCTCGCCCTCGCCCTGTGCAGGCGGGACAGGCTCCCCGAGGGAATCGTCCTCGTAGTCGTCCAGGTCGACCCCAGGCGTCACAACAGAGGCGATGTAGGCCAGCGGGTAGCCCATCGTGGTAAGCGCGACACCGTGAGCGTCCAGGGCCTCCTGGAGCAGATCGTCCTCGGTGTCCCAGAAGCCGTACTCCATCTCGGTGGCCTCCTCGCTGATCTCGATGGCCTCGCCGGTCTCGGGGTCGGTCTTCTTGGGCTGCTCGACCTCGACGTCCTTCTCGATGCCCAGCAGGATCGCCAGCTCCTCGAGCTGAGGCTCGATGTCGGCACGCATGCGGCTGATCCGGTTGCTGAAGCGCTTCATGAGCACCTTCAGGGCCACACCAGTCGGAGGCGTGCCTGCACCCGGCTTGAAGTAGTGCTGCGGGATGCCGGTCGTGAGGGGCACCTTGTCGATGATGCTGTCGTGGTAGGCGATCATGTCGGTGATCGTGGGAGGCTCGAGCTGGCCGAAGGGACCCTCCCCGTTGGTCGTGAACATGCGAGGGGCAGAGTCGCCACCCTTCCGCTCCTTGACGATCTCCTCGACTGCTCCGGCCGTGGCAGGCAGGAAGGGGTTGACCGGCGGAAGCTCCACGTTCATGAGGAACCAGAAGGGCCGTGCGTACATCTCCTCCACGACGGTCTGGTCGATGATGCTGTGGTTCAGCCGGTCCTGGAGGGCTGCGAGGGTTGCGCCGAAGCCCTTGTCGTCCAGCGCGAACCGCAGCAGGGTCGCCCCGGTCAGGCTCTCGTGGTGCTGGTAGCCTTCCTCGGAGGCAGGGCTCAGGTCGTCAGGCACGTCCTTCTTGAACAGCTCGGTCCGGCCGTCGCTGTAGGCGTAGGTGACGTAGTCCTCCATCTTCTCCAGCGACCGGGTGAACAGGGCTGCGATGCTGAACTTGCCGTCGGACACGAGTTCGTAGTGCTCGGGGAAGCTGGGGGTGCCGTCAGCGAGCACGAGGACAGGTGCTGCCCCACGGCACAGGAGGGGCACGACCGTGTTGCTGAAGTCCCGCATCTCGTCGTACCGGGGGATGAGGTTCTCAGCGTAGAGGTCGATGACGCTCTTGAAGATGTTCTCGCTGGTGTTCTGGTTCTTGAGGTCGGGGAACGCCTCCGTGACGTAGGTCTCCCAGGCCGTGCCGTGGAGCGTGTAGCTCATCTTGCCGTTGTAGTAGGCGCTGTACGTCGGGCTCTTGAGCCGCAGCAGGTGCGACTGGAGCTTGTCCATCTCGGTCATGGCCTGATCCTCTCTGTCTCGTGTGGCCTGGTGTTGAAGTCGTGAGGGGTGCTGCCCGATGAGAGACAGCACCCCGTGGTCGTTAGACCTGGTCCCAGAGCTGGCCAGCCCAGCTGATGTAGGTGACCGTGTTGCCCTCGACGTAGCGGTCGAACGGGCCGACGGTGAAGGCGACCGTCTCGATGCCGCTCGTGTTGAACATGAAGGTGTAGCCCGGAAGCTGACCCCACGTCTTGTAGAGGACCTTGTCGGCCCGGACGACTCCCTGCTGGTTGCGCAGGATCACCCGGCACCGGATCGAGGAGAAGGTGTACCCGCTGATGTCCGTGAAGCGGAAGGACACCGTGCCCTGTACCTGACGGAAGGTCGTGTACGGGACCTGCTCCGAGGAGGTCTGCCCCGCACTGACGTTGACGACTGCCATTGTCTTGCCTTTCTGGACCGGCTCCCTGCCGGACCCCTAACTCCCGATGCGGAAGTAATCCTGTCGGCCGTTGTTGATGGCCTGGGTCAGTGCGTCGACATCGTCGTCATGCTTGCCGAAGGGGAAGTCCCGGAACTCCTGGAACATGCCCTCGCTGAAGGCCGTGTCCAGCACTGCGACGTTGCCTGCATCGATCACCGGCTGTGCTGCCAGGGCACGGACTTCCTTGCTGCCACCAGGCACGACCGGCTTGATGAGTGCTGCCCGCTTGCGCAGGCTGTTGATCAGTGCGGTGCCGTTGGCTGCCTTCTCGACGTAGATCCTGGAGGTCTGGGGCCACTTGGCGCTCAGCCGCTGGACAGCGGTCAGGGTCTCGGTGAAGGTGAAGCGCTCGTGCACTCGGTCGACGAGGATCCACTTGGTCCCGCCCAGGACAGCGTACACGTGACCGGCCACATAGTCGCCAGCCGTGCTCGTCTTCTTGGAGGTACCCGTGCCGGTCTGACCGAACGTGAGGTCCCAGCTCTGGATGACGAGAGCGCGGTCCAGCGTCTGGAAGCTGCCAGTGCGGTCGTCCCTCCAGACCACTGTCTCGGCCGGGATGACATCGATCTTGTCGACGTTGATGTAGCTCCCCCCAGTGACCTGAGGGTCACCCTGGTAGAGTGCCTGCCACACGTAAGTACCGACAGCTGCCTTGATGAGCTGCCAGGACTTCTCCGAGCGGTTCTGCACTGAGGGGAGCCACTCCCCGACCTTCCGGCCCAGGACATCGTCGTCATGCGATGCCTGTGCGGGGATATTGATGTACGTCGCGGCAAGGTTGCTGATCACGTGAGCGATCAAGTCATCCTTGTGCCAGCGAGTACAGATCACCACGATCTGGCTCAGGTTGCTCATACGGGTAAGCACCACAGAGCTGAACCAGTCGACAGTCTGCTCGCGGATCGTCTCCGACTGAGCTTCCTGCATGTCCTTGATGGGGTCGTCGATGACCGTGAAGTCAGACCGGAAGCCCGTCATAGCGGAACCTCGACCTGCTGCCAGCAGGCCTCCGCCTTCTCGAGTCTCCCAGCGCTGAACGTTCGATGATCCGGATGCGAGCGGAGTCCACTGACGCACCAGGCCGCGGACCTGCCGAGACACCGCGTTCGCACGTGCCTGGCTGTACGTCGCGTACACGATCTTGAGCCACGGGTTCCGGATGAGCTGCCAGGCGATGTAGTGAACGATCCACGTGGTCTTCCCTTCCTGCGGAGGCGTGGAGTAGGCCACACAGCCCAGAGGCGTGTCCAGAGCGTCACTCGGCATCGAGTCAGAGAGAGCCTCGGTGAGCGCAGAGTGGCGGATTCCAGCCGACTCCATGAACGTGCCGAAGTCTGCCTCGATCTCCTCGAAAGTGTACTCCTTGAACTCGGAGTCGATCAGCGACGTGCTCATGCGGACTTCGCCACCTCAGCGACGACCTCATCCACGGGAAGACCAGGGAACGCCTTGAGCAGACGAGCCGTCTCCCGAGCGGTCTGGATCCGCAGGCGCTTCGTGTCGACCTCGTCCGTGCCACCCTGGATCTCGTGCAGGAGGCGGAAGATCTGGAGCAGCTCCATCTCTGCCTTGTGAAGCTCCTGAACCCAGGGCGAGACGCCCGAGCGACGGCTGCGAGTCTTCTGAGTACCGGACTTGCTCTGAACTGTGCCCTCGATGTCGTACTCGACGACGACAGAGGTCTCCAGGAGCGTGCCGATGTGCTTGTCAGGGTCGATGCCCAGCTCCAGCCGCAGAGCAAGGATGTCAGTCAACTTGTTCCGGGCGAGCTTGTTGAGCTCCTCGACGATAGAGACGCTGCCAGCCTCCGAGCTAATGCCCCACAGCGTAGCGGCCTGTGCTCCAGCACTAGCACGCCGAGAAGCTCGGAGACTGGCAGCAGTGCCACCACCATGACTCTTGCACACGGTCAA